TTTTCCACGCGCTATTCGAACGCGTGGCGATGGCGGCGGGTGGCGTGTCGGCCGCGGAAATGCAAGCCGGAATCGCGCCGCGATTCTTCGGCTACCCCGTGGTGTTCTCGCAAGCAATGTCGGGCGTTATTGGTTCGGGAACCGACGGCGCCGTACTAGCCTACTTTGGCGACCTGTCGCAAGGTGTCGCGTTTGGCGACCGTCGCGCCGTCACCATCAAGACTAGCGACAGCGCGCTAAATGCGTTCGAACAGGATGAAATCGTGATCCGCGGTACGCAGCGCATCGACATCAATTGCCATAGCGTTGGCGATTCGTCCAACGCGGGCGCCGTCGTCATGCTCACCCGCTAAAGGAAAGGGGAACCAACCATGATTGAAATCTCAAACCAAAAGACGGTGCTTCTAATCAACGGCGCATCGGTGGCAACGAACGCCACGACGACGGCGAACGTTGATACGCGCGGCTACGATGCGTGCCGTATCGCGGTGTTTAGTTCCATCACCAACGCGCCCGCCGTGTTGAAGGTGGAACATTCGGACACGACGGACGCTACGTCGTTCGTCACAATCAACGCGACGGCGGGTACGGATTTCACCGCCGCGGCTAGTAGCGCAACGACGACGAACCCCGCTACGGTGTTCGATATCGTCACCGCGGGACTACGTCGATACCTACGGCTAACCTACACGGGCAACACCGCCGCTACGTCGAACGTCGTGGCTATCGCGGAACTAGGCCGACCGCTGACGGGCATCGACAGCGCCACCGACCTATCGGCGGCGAACTTCGTTACCGTGCCGGGTCGGTAATCCACTCGCCATTCTTCTACCTTGCCGCGGGGCGTGGGTGATTCCCGCGCCCCGCGGTATTAGGGGGCATCATGCTACACAACAGCAACGCAAAAACCATTCTTCTAACGCTAGGCACCACTAGCACTAGCCAAACGGCTACCGCCACCGTCGATCTAAAGGGGTACGATACGGTGCGGCTAGCGGTGTTCAAATCGACCACGCACGCGCCGACCGTGTGCAAGGTGGAACATTCAGACACGACGGATGCTACGTCGTTCGTCGCCTGTCAATTGACGGGCGGTACCGATTTCAGCATCCCGGTACAGGCCGCCGGAACTACCAATCCCTACGCCGTATTCGACCTAGATACGTGCGCGTTCCGCCGCTACCTGTTGTTTTCCTGCACGCCGGGCGCGTCGTCCAACGTCATTTCCACGGCCGATCTAGCACGCCCGGCGATGGGTGCAAAGGCGGTAGCGGACGTCGCGGCGACCGTGTGGGTTCGTTCGCCGGAACGGTGATACACTAGCAATAGCCGCGGGTAGTCGGAACCGCAAACAGGCTACGCACGGTGGCGGCGAAAGCCGCCGCCGTGTCTTATGACCATTACACGCGTAGACATTGGTTGCATGGATCGTTGTACCCCCGGTTTCGAACCGTGGGATATCGCGCAGGGACGCGACGCCCGCCGCCTAACGGGAATCCCGGACGGGTCGTTGGAATGCGTCAAGGCTAGCCACGTTCTAGAGCATATCCCGCACCGCGAAACGCTAGACGTGTTGCGCGAATGGAACCGCGCGCTACGGATCGGCGGAACCCTGTTGGTCGCCGTGCCGGATTTCGACCGGATCGTAAACGCGTACACGCAGGGCAACGCGTGGCCCGTCGAAGCCTACCTAATGGGCGGCCAAACCGATAGCCATGATTTCCACGCGGCTATCTTCAATCGCCAAAAACTGTCGGACGCGTTGGCGGCCGCCGGATTTGAGGTAATCGGGGATTGGCCGGGGGACGCCACGTCGTGTTCGGCGTTGCCCGTGTCGTTGAATCTACGGGCCGTCAAACGCGCCGCCGGAATGTTGCGGCGTTCGACCATTCGACCGCTACCCGATATGCACGCGGTTATGTCGATGCCGCGGCTAGCGTGGACGGAAAACATGGGGTGTTGCTACACGGCGCTAGGGCCGCTGCAAATCCCGTTCGTCCGTTCCATCGGCGTTTTTTGGGGGCAATGTCTGCAACGGTTGTTCCACCAAATCGCGGAAGGCGCGAAACATAAGTACCTTCTAGCCATCGACTACGATACGATTTTCGACGCACACGACGTTTGTATGTTGCGCGATATCGCGGATAGGCACGAACTAGACGTGCTATGCCCGCTGCAAATCGGACGCGACCGAAACGCGTTGCTAGCGAAACTGGACGACGGCAACGGGACGCCGCTAGACGAACTGGCGGTGGAACGTTTGAACGACGACCATTGGCCCGTGCTGCACGGGCATTTCGGGCTAACCCTGATTCGTTGCGACAGGTTGCGGGAAATGCCGTTGCCGTGGTTCATCGGGGAACCCGGCGCGAAGGGCGATTGGGGGACGGATCGGGTAGACGATGACGTTTATTTTTGGCGCAAGGCGCGCGAAATGAAATGGCGCATTTCCACGACCCCGCAAGTACGGGTGGGCCATCTACAAATGGTGGCGACATGGCCGGGTAGGAACCTTGAATGCGTCCACCAATTTATGCAGGACTACCACAACAACGGGAAACCCGATTGGACGCTACCACCGACGTAATTTGCATCGTGCTGCAACCGTGGTCGGGCCACCGCCGCGGTACCACCGTAGCCGTACCCGACCGAATCGCCGGGCCGCTGTCGCGGCGCGGCGTGTTGGAAATCGTGCGGAAACTTCCGGCGCCCGTCCTAGCCACGGAAACGCCTGTACAGGCCGTCGCGCCACCGGATGCCCCCGAACCGCCCCGACGTCGCGGGCGGCCGCCACGGGCTAAATAGCGCCGTACCGCGTGCCGATGAACGGAACGAACAATGGCCGTAGACCAATACGCAATAACCACGCTAGCCGCGTTGAAATCGCACCTCGGTATTACGGTTGCGACCGACGACGCCGTGTTGGAATCTGCAATCGACCGCGCTACGTATGCAATCGAAGCATACCTAGACCGCAAGGTCGTACAACGTCGGTTCTATGAATGGACGACGGCGAATGGGGACGGCGCGTTGATCGTTCGAAACTCGCCCGTAACCCACGTCCATTACGTCGGGTTTGGTTCGCTCGCGTGCATGACGGTACGTAGCACGGTTGCCACCGACATTTCGGCGACTATCACAATCAATGAAAACAAATTGACCCTAACCCGCACGGAATCGGACGGCGACGAAACCACTACACAAATCAACTTCGCAAACCATAAGTCGTCGAACGCGCTCGCCGCGCAGATTAGCGCGACTACGGGTTTCGCCGCGTCGGCATCGGTGAATTGTTCGGTATACCGAATAAATCGGCTAGTCGGCCGCGACCTACGCGATTCGGTGGCTACTATCACGTTTGCCGACCAAGCACAAATGGACGTCGTAGGCGACCTACCGCGCGGCATCCTGTACATGGGGCGTAGCGGATACGACGACGATGACGGCGGCGCGTGGCCGCGCGGGCCGGAAACGGTGTTGGTGGATTACGACGGCGGTTGGGAAACGGTGCCGCCGGATATCGTCCACGCGTGCCAAATCATGGCGGGCCGGATCTACAACGACCGCAAACGCGACAACACGCTAGCGTCGGAATCATTCGGGGACTATTCGTACACGGTCGCCGCGCCCGATGCAATGGACGCGGAATCGTTGCGCCTGTTGGCACCTTACAAACGGGTACGGTAAATGAGCGTAACCGCGCTAATCGCCCAACACGGTACCGACGTAACGGTGTTGACGCCGTCGGATAGCATCCAATCAAACGGCACCGTAGCGAAGTCGTATACGGAAGGTTCGACCGTTCGCGCGTTCCTGCAACCGCGCGCCGCGTCGGATACGTCGTTCGCGGGCGGGCCGCGTATGCGCGTCGGCGCTACGTTCTATTTCGCCGGGCGCGTCGCGTTCGATACCGACGCGGTAATCCGGCACGCGACGGGCGACTATCTAGTGCGCGGGGTGCGTATTCCAATCGAACGCCCGGCCGCGTCGGCAAATGTGCATACCATCGTGGACGCCGACAGCGTGGGCGGTATGTCGATATTTACGGTAGGCGTCTAGTGTTCAAACCCGACCCCAACATAAACGCGAAACTACGCGCCGCCGTGCTAGAAGGGGTGAACGCGTATCTATTGGTTGTTTCGCGCGCGATGCGGGAAACCCTTTCAAAGCCGGGCGGCGGGATGCTGTACCGCGTGGCGAAGGGTCGGAAGAATGGCCGCAATATGCGGGAACGCGGGTTCCACCGCGCGTCGCGCGCAGGGCAACCGCCCGCGGCGGATACTGGAATGTTGCGCCGTTCGTGGCAAATCGGCACCGGACAACTACCGGGCGGAACTGGCGGCGCATCGGTGACGGGTTCGAAGGATTCCGGCGTAACGTCGTTGCGTCGGAAACGCAGCGTACCCGCCGAAGCACGCAAGGCGCTACTAACTCCGTTGCATACGGATCGGGTAATTGGATACCGCTACGGGTCGGCATTGCGATACGCGAGAATCGACCGCGGATGGGGCAACGTCAAGCCGCGCCCGTACATTGCGCCCACTATGGACATGGTGCGCGACCTGTTCCAACCGACGATGGCGCGTGCGCTGCAACGGCGTTTCGGGGGTAGCACGTGAACAACCTACTAACCGTGTTGCGTAGCCTAATCGCCGCTAGCGGGACGGGTAGCGGGTTCGCCGCGACGTTTACGGGGCGCGTCTACCTAGATACGGCGCCCGCCGACGTTTCGCTACCGTGTTGCGTCTACACGGCGACGCAAAACAGGTACGAACGAACGTTCGACGGTACGATGGAATCCGTATTGGTTACGTTTGAAATGGCGTCGGAAACGTCGAACCCGAACGACCTAACGACCGCTAGCGCGCGTCTGCAAAGTCTGTTGGACAACACCGATTCTAGCGGCACCGGATACGCGCGCGTCGTGTTCCTGTTGCGGCAACGGGGCGCGCCCGTTTTTGCCGATGATATTTGGACTGTTACCGACGTTTACGAAATGATCGGTCTACGAAAGACATAAGGAATCCCCGATGCCTACCAATTTCATCGTCGGCAATGACGGCAATATCTCGTTTCCTAGCACGACGTATTCGATGAACGTGCGCGCGTTCGCGGCAAATGTCGCGTACGTGGAATCGCAACTAACGGGGTTCGCGCATACGGGTACGGTTCGGCGTCTAGGCATTGCCGACATTACGGGTTCCCTAACCGGAACCCCGACGCGCGACACGGGTACGCCATTTGGAACGGTGTCGGGAAACGCGCTACCGTCCCAACCCGGCGGTACCCTCACCCTGTCGCTAACTGGCGGAACGACCACTAGCGGAACGGCCGCGGTTCTACTGCAATTCGATGCCGTATTTAGCCAATACGCCTTTAGCACCGACAAAAACGGCGATTCGACGCTATCGGTAAATTTCGGAATGAACGACACGAACGGCCCGACGGTCGTTTGGACGACTTCGTAAACTCCAACCCTTCCCCGCTCCCCGCCGCCGTGCCGCGTTTCGACGTGGCGCGGCGGCGCTATGATTGGTACCGATGAATCCGACGCCTAATCCGTTGCTAGCGCACCCGTCCGAAACGGATTGGATCGTGTCGGTAACGCATTCGGGCGGCATCGTTTCGAAATTCCGCGTAGCACCCGGCACGATTTCGGAGGAATGCGCCGCCGCGCGTGCCATCCGGGCGGGGAAAATAGCGTTGGAACGAATCACCGACCTAACCATTTGCCGCGCCGCGGAACACGTCCGCGTCGTTGAAGGCGACTACGAAACGCAATTGCGGGCGCTACTCGCCCGCGGAAGGGGGCGCGCATGATCGGGGACGCCGTTTGCATCGTCGGTACGGAGGAACGGCGATTTACGCCGCTGTCGGTTCGACAGGTTTGCACGCTCCAAACCGTGTTAGCCGAACGCATGGCGGCGGATACCGTGGCCGATTGCCGTACGTTGGGATTGGACGCCGACGAAACGTTGCGCCGCGTGCGCGTCGCGCGGGAGGATGCGCGGCTATCTACGACGTTGGTTCGGTCGTGTTTCACGTTCGACGGTGCGTGCCGAATCCTGTCGGAATCGGTCGGCGCCGACCGCGCCGAAACCATGTTGGACGGAATCGCACCCGACGCCCTAACCGAACTAGCCCTACAGGTAATCGGGTTCGAATGGTCGGCCGATTTGGGAAAATGGGTGCGCCGTTCGCGCGTGAACCCGGCCGCGAACGGCACCGCGATTGGATAGCCGAAGCCTATTTGGTAGCGACCGTCGCGCGCGTGGCCGATCCGTTGGCGTTGCCTGTCGCGGAATTCACCGGGTACCTTGAAGCCGCCGCACGGGGCGATTTACGACGCGTCGCAGGGCCGATAGATACCCGTGCATACATTGATAGCCTAAACCTGTAAGGGGTGCGACATGGCCGAAAAAGGCGGCGAGGTATATATAGACGTAACCGCGAAACTTGACGGCCTAGAAAAGGGGTTGCAGTCGGCGCGCACCACCGCACAAACGCAGGGTGCGAAACTAGGCTACGATTTCGGCGGCAAATTCTCCGAACAGGCGCGCGGCGTGGTCGGCACTATCGCCGGGCCAATGATGGCGGCCGGGCTAGCCAAAGCCGCCGCTAGCGTGCTACGTTCGGATAAGTCTATCCCCGACGCGATTCTAGACGGGCTAAAGACTATCCCGTTTGTAGGCGCGTTCGCGGATCTAGGCAGCGCAATCTACGATGCGACGTTCGGCGCCGCCGACCGCGCGGCCGAAGATTTGCTAAAGGCGCAAAACGCCGCCCGCGATGGTATGCGCCGGATTGCCGGGGAACGGGAAAAAGAGGCGCAAGGCGCCGCCGCGTCTACTACGGCGCTTATGCGCGAACGGGAGCGGCTAGAAGTAACGAACGAGATTGCCACCGTTCGCGCGCGCGGTGACGAAGCCGCCGCGGCTCGAATGGAAGCCGCGCGCGTCAAGGATGAACAGGACGCGGAACTGGCGTTCCGCATGGCGGAAGGGATTTCCGACCTAGAACTAAACGCATTGCTAGATTTGAACCGGGAGAAGCAACGCGCCGCCGCGATTGAACTGGAAACGAAACTGCGCGCCATTGCGGAAGCCGCCGAAAAGGAACGGCTAGCCGCGGAGGAAAAGGCGCGAAATGAAGCCGAAGCCGCCGAAAAGCAACGACAGTTGCGCGAAGAGCGGACGCGACAGGCCGAAACGGACGTTCGGCTATTGCGGCTACGAATCCGGGAGGAACAAGCCGCGGCCGACGGGCAAACGGACGCCGCGCGCGAAATCGCCGCCGAACGCGAACGCGTCGAACGCGCGGCCGCACGGGAGAAGGCGCTACGCGACGCAATGACGGAAGAGGAACGGCGCGCCATCGAAGAGCGGTACGCGTTGGAAGAGGAATTAGCGACGGTACAGGCGCAACGCGCCGACGCGGAACGCGCGGGACAGAATCGCACCGGAACGGCAAACACGGCGCTAGGGTCGTTCACGTTCGACGCGTACCCGAAGGAACAACAAAAGAGCGTGCAGGAACGCACCGCGAACGCTACCGAAAAGGTAGCCGCGTCTATTGCTACGATTGGATTCCAATAATGCCGAATTTCCGTTGCATTGAACAGGCGGCCACGCGTCAATGGTCGTACGACAGCGGCAAGGTAAACGCGTCGCGGACGTTCAAAGTTTACGACGATGCCACGACGTCGTCCCTAACGACGCCGTATGCCGTACGCCAATGGTTCGGCGTCGCCGTCGGCGGATCGGTCGGCGGGTTGACTAGCGCCGGGCCGGATGCGTTGCCCGCGAAAGGCGACCTATTCCCCGGCGAAACTGGCGTATGGGCGCGTTCGTATTCAATCACGCGCGAACCACTAACGGATATATGGACGGTGGTTTGGAACTACGCGAACGCGCAAGTATCCGCCAGTAGCGCGCAACCTAGCGAACCGGGCTACGTCGAATGGACGCTAGATATCCAAGCCGCGTTCGCGGATACGTATATCATCGGCGCGACGTATCCGACCGACGGAACGCCCACGAATGCGGCAACGACGCAAGTAACCGGGGGAACGCAAATCGACCTAGAGGGCGTGCCGCTATCGCGTCTAAAGTACACTAGCGAATTAGTAATCAACGAAACGATACAGAACGTAACCGGATTGCCGACGATCATTTCCGCCATGCGTACGGCACGTGGAAAGCGTAATAACGCAACGTGGGAAGGGTTCGCTAAAGGAACTGTCGTCTACACGGGCGGGCAAATCCGACGCGCGGGCGTGTCGTTGTTCACCGTGTCGCATCGGTTTATTGAGGATTCCGAATTCCATTTGGTACAGGTGCCGGAACGCGACGGGTCGGGAAGAATCCCGACCGCCGATCTAAACAGCGGCCGCCGCGCGCGCAAGGTTTTTTGGCGTCAACCGTTCCCGTCCCTTGCCGATTTCACCGCGATTTCAACCAATTGGTAAACCATGCTTCCACGGTTCAACAGCGGGCAAATCGGACGGCTAACGTTCGAACACCTAAACGAGATATGCGACACGGTCGATAGGTTGCGCCCGTTGCTAACCGCGGGCGCCGGATTCGTACCCACGTCGTCGGATCTAGCGTTCGCGCGAATCACCGCCACGCAGGGTACGTACCAAGACTACCAATGGGTCGAGGTTTGGCCGAAGTCAAAAGCCGACTACAACCGTTACGTGGAATGGGAAGATAGGCCCGACGGCCGCCGTTCGTTTGCATCGACCGATGGCGACAAATACCAACCCGCGTACGCGGTTCCGCTATGGGGTGCCACGACGGGCGCCGGGGTAACACTAGGGATAAATAGCATCGTGTCCATAATGCGGCTAGTCGGTGCCGACGGTCGCGTGTCGTGGCTAATCCTGTCGGCCGTATCGCAATCGGTTATCCCCGCGATAATCACGGGCGCGCAAACATTGGGCGCCGCGACCAATCCGCCGACGCGTTGGAAATACACGTGGAAAGAGGTTGTGGCACAAATCAACGTCCCCGCGGGACAACCCGCCGATATCGTGTGGGTGTTGAAGCCGGGCGGCGCCGCGGGGGGATCGACCAACGACGGCCCGTACGCGATCAACGGATGCGAAACCGGAACGATTCCCGGTAGCGGCCCGGCGGGTGCCATCGTTTCGCTAGCGCCTATTGGGGTAAATACCGTCGTGCCGTTGGCGTTTAGCGCGCAGTCGGCCTACTTCTCCATTCCGAACGGTCTAAACGTCCAATGTCCACCCTAAATACCAACGTACCGCTACGTTCCGAACGTAGCCCGCGCCTGTTGGCGCAATTCACGTTTACGACCACCGACGAACGAATCTACGCCGTTCCGTCGGATCGTACGGCCACCGTTACGTGCATCGTGATTTGCAACACGCACACGTCGGCCACGACGTTTCGTATCCATCATGCGTTGCCGGGCGCGTCGTCGGTCGTGGCGAACGCGCAGTATTTCGACGCGCGACTAGCAAACGGCGCCACGGTGATTGATGAAACGGAACGGCCGCTACTTCCGGGCGAGTCGTTGCGCGGGCGCGCGGGCGTTACGGGCGTCGTGTCTGTGAATGTCTACGGGCGCGAAGGGAACGCGTAATGTCGCGGCTAGCGGCGTTGTGCTGTTGTGCGCGCGGTGGTGGAATTGCCAACTGTCAACAATGGACGACGGCGTGTTTTCCGTCGTTGCCGCGCACGGTTACCGTAACCTTTAGCGGTTCATCGTTGACGGAATTCGTAGACGGTTGTTCGGGTTTTGTGACGGGGACGGATACGTGGACGTTCGGGGGAACCGTTACGGGGACATTATTGGGTTCAACCGCCCCGCCGGGTGAATATGGCACCGCGCGATTGGGTGGAACGGCTACCGCGACACAAACCGTAACTAGCAAAATAAACGAATATGACGGTAGCGCGTGCGGCGTTTGGCGCGAATGCTATATGCAATCGTTCAATTTCGGAACGTGCGCCACGCCATTACTTGGCGGGCAATACGCAATCGGTCTAACCTGTTTGGGTGGATTCACCGCAGGGGACAACCGTTGGGGTTTGAATGTTTCTTTTCAGGGTACGGGCCTATATCAATCTTCTTCCGTCGGCGTGTGCTGCAATCCCGATTGCGGGGCGCAATCGTTGTCGCGTTCCGTAACGATAAATATAGTCGGGGAATTCCCGCCGGATTGCGACCCCGGAACTTGCGTTGATTGCATATCCATCGGATTCGGTGCCGATAGCACCGGATACGCCGGGCCAATCCCGATTGGTAGCGGATTCGAAGACTACACGGATTCGTTGGGATATCGAATCACGCGCACGGGGAGCATTTCCATTGCGTTTACCTAGCGGTTGCCGATTCAACGATGCGGGCCAATGCCGACACCCCGGCGTCGGCGGTGACGCCACGAACGAACGTTGTTCGTCGTGCCGAATGTACATGGGAACGTTGCGTGGTTTGGGGGACGTGGTGCATACCGTCGCCAAATGGACAGGCGCGGCGGCCGTCGTTGAACGCGTAGCACCCGGCGGGAAATGTGGTTGCGCCGAACGTCGCGCCGCGTTGAACGCGGCCGTACCATTCACCGATAAACCGACACAGGAATAACGCGCATGGCCCTAACCTACGACGGCACAAATGGATTGTTCACGCGGCTAGGCAAACTTTTTGGCCTAGCCGAAGCCGTACGCGCGCACCAATCCGACGTCCAATCACGTATCGCGGATATTCAGGCCGAATACAGCGCCGCCGATTCGTACATGGTCGGCCAACTGGTCGGCGCTATGGAACTGCGGGTACAGGCGGCGGGCGCCATCGTGGCCGACATTCAAGCCGCCGCGCAAACGACGTTGGTTGAAATGTGCTACGCCGACGCGGCGCTAAACACGCGTACCCCGATGCCGACCAAATCGGTAGCCGATGCGTTGAATTACCTTATGCGCGAAATGGCGGCGGATTCGGAAACCGTGGCCGCCACGACCATTTCCAAATCCGCCACGACCGCGGGCGGATCGAACACCGGAAACGGTCGGCTTCTGTATACGGAACTACCGCCGTTGTCGTTGAACATCGGCGTAACGCAATTCCCGAACATCCGTACCGAACGATTGGAAATCCGGTGCATTCAAGACGCAACCGGGCGCGAACTGGCGGCCGGGTCGGAACGGTTCGAAATCCGCGGGCAAATCGCGTTCGGAAACCTCGACTACCGTTTTCCGGCGGGTAGTGCCGCGCGGTTCGTCATGCCGTGCCTAAATCCGGCGCTAGACACGGGCGCGCGCTACGAAAACCTGTTGCGTAACTCCGCATTCACGAACTACACGACGGCGAATATCCCCGACTATTTCACGGTATCGACGGGTACCGCGGGTACGCATTTCGCGCAGGAAACGACCACGACGTATCGCGGCGGTTCGGCGTTCCGAATGATCGGGGACGGCGCGACGCTAGCGAAGATTCGACAGCAATTGGCCGCGGACGCGGGTACGCCGCATTCCATCGTGTCCGACCGCCTGTACCTGTTGGCTATCGCGGCCCGCACGTCGGCCGCGCCTAGCGCCGGAAACGTACGCGTATCGTTGCAGGACGGTAGCGGAACGATTGTTACGGGCGCACAAATCGACATTGCCTACACGGTCGGCACGTCGTACGCGTGGCAATACGTATTCTTCCGCGCGCCGCTAGCGTTGCCGTCGTCCATCTACGCCGTGGTCGAACAAACCACGGCCCTAAACGCGGGCGCGACCATGTTCCTAGACGAACTAGTGTTGGCCGAAGTGCGGCAATTCGCCGCGGGTTCGCAAGGGATCGTAATCCTACCGGGTTCTACGGATTGGGTCGTCAACGATTCGATAACCCTAAAGGCCACGAACAACGCCGAAGGGAAATGGAATACCGACATGGATCGTATGTTCACCATGTACGAACGCGGGTTGGCGCTCCCGGCCACCACGGGCGCGGAAACGATCCTAGATACGCTTATTTCCTAGCGCGCGGAAATAGCGTGCCTGTACGACGCCGCGGTAATTGGCGACGGCCACCCGCGCGTCGCGCGTCGCCGCTAGGTCGTGGGCTACGCGTAGGGTTTCGATCATTTGGACGAAATCTTTTCGGTTTGCGTCGCGTAATAGCGTGTTCGGGGCGTCGATGATTTCGGGGCGCCGCATCGGCGCATTGTCCGCGATGGCACGTACGACGCGGTACAGGTCGGCGCGCCCGGCGCG